GGAATGCTGCGCCGCTGGCTACCCAGTAGCGCTCGGCGTCGGTTGCGTTCAGTTGTCGGCGCCAGCCATCCGTCACCTTGGCATGCACATCGCGGGCCTTGGCGAGGTTGTTCACCACCCACTTGAAGAACAGCGGGCCGGCATGACCGTAGTTGCTGTCGAGCAAGTGCACTGTCTCGCGCTCCATGTGCGTGAAGTCGATCGGCGTTTCGCAGCGCCACTCAAGGAAGCGTTGCACCTCGCCACTGGAAGAGGCATCCCTGCTCACGAGCATGTGCTCCAGTACGGGGCTGTTGCTCGTGAGCAGCGCCAGCCCGTTCCACACCATGTTGTGGCTGAGTTCGGCATTGGCATTGCTGGAGCCCTTGAGCTTGTGCTGTCCTTGCGAGAAGTTGAAGATGAACTGCGGCACCCACTCCATATCGGACATGCGGTTCTTGGTCGTTACTTCATCGACGAGCAGCGGCAGGCCGCCCAGCAGGCCGGCGCGCTGCAGCATCGTGTTGTCGCTTGTCGTCGGCACGACGATCAGGTTCTTGCCGCCCCACACGCTGCGTGCCAGCCCGAGCGCGAGTGACTTGCCTACGCCGGTTGTACGTCCGCATGCGTGCAGCACCATCGCATCGGCGCCGCTGCTGCTCCACTTCATCAGCGGCGAAGCGAAGGCGATCAGCGCCAGCGTCACGATGTCATAGCTGCCCTTGTTGCACATCATCGTCATGATGCGCTGCCACGTGGCCATGTCGCCTCTCGCTTCCATGCCGTGGATCAGGTTCTTCAAGCGGTCGGAGGCGAATGTGTATTCGTCTGTCGATGAGATGACGCGATCACCGAACGCGAAGCTCTCGTCTGGTTGCCAGCCGTAATTCTCGGGTACGCGCAGTGCTCTGTTGCCGGCGCTGGCTTCCTCCACGCAAGCACGCACGTAGTTGTACAGGTGAGGCTCATCACTTTTCAGCGGGGCGATGACGTTCCCGCTTGCCAGCGCCTTGATCACGTCATCCTTGCGGTACGTTGCTTCCATGGGCACGGGTATGTGCTGTGTGCTTTTGTCGGGGTTGACGCGACAGAAGCGTGCGCGGTAGATGTTGTCTTCCTGCAGCACACTGTCTAGGAAGAAGACGTAGGGCAGTATGGGCGTTGCCTGCGGCCCTTCATCGCCGCCGCCAGCGACAACCCGGCAGGTGCGGCCATCGACGAAGGCGAAGTTGGTAGGCGGGGCGGGCAGCGCGGGTGTCGTCGTTGTTGCCGGCAGTGGCTGCGGCGCATAGGCATAGCCCAGCGGCAGGGGGTTGGTGATCTTGCCGGCGTGCGGGCAGCCGGCGCAACCACCAGGGTTCAACGCCTCGATCGCATGACAGCCGTACGGTCCCTGCAACGCGTTCCACTTTGCTTGCAGCCGCTCGTCAGAGTACGGATGGAGTGCCGATAGAGTCTTGGCAGACTCCCAGCCGTCCGTGCAGCACTTCGCCAGCGACAGCATGCCGCGCCACATCGGCTCCATGCCATCCTCAGATGCATGCTCGTGGAACCAGCGCACCTGCGCGCAGCCATCGCCGGCCAGCGATCGTTCGAGAATCTGCGTGAAGTTGCTGTCGATGTGCGGCGCCAAGGCCTTACCCACGGCCGTGCTGATCGGGCGCTGACCGGGGATGCTGGGAGGTGTGCCGGGGATGCTGATGGCAGGTAGCGCCACGGCGCGGCCGTTGATCGGTGCCAGCGCCCCGAGCATCTCCAGCGTCGGCAGCAGGCTGTCGATGTCTTCGAGATCGAACGTGTAGCCCGTCTGCTTGATCGTTGTCAGGCGCGGCGGGTCGTACTTGTAGTTCAGTGTGCCGGGCATGCGCAGCACACGCGCTGCGTCGGCGGTGACAGCGCGGTCGATGTGCAGGTGCTGTGCGATGGCGGTGCGCTTCAAGCGCTCGGCCACGGGCTGCCAGTCGGCGATGGCCACGTCGGCGGACAGCGGCCAGTAGGCGTGTACGCCACCACCGGAGTCGACGAGCCACGGGTCTCCCAGGGCGGCGAGGCCCGAAGCCTGCATGAACGCGTGCAGCGCAGCTACCGCTTCCTTCTTGCTCTTGTACTTGCCCCCGCGACCCGTAGGATCGATGTCGAGGTCGAAGAAAAAGCTGCGCATGTGATGCGCGTTGGCGGCTTCGCGACTGCCATGCCTGTTGAAGCTGGCGAGCGCGAAGTACGTGTTCAGGCCGGCGGCTGCGAACTGCGCGGCATCGGTCACTACTGCAGCAACGCTATCGACGTAGTGGTGCTTGCGGTACTGGGTTGTCAGCTCGCATGTGCAGTAGACACCGGTGCTCGGTAGAACGGCCGTGAGGAAGTCAGTCGTGTCCATTGTTGGCCGACCCAACATCGAACATGGGCAGCATGCGCTGGCTCTGGGCTTTGTCCGGCGTTTCCGTCCATACGCGGGCACGCAGCCGCTCGATGGCGTTCATCTGCCACGCAGGAGGCAGCTCGCCATTCAGGAGATGCAGGTCAGCTAGTTTGATGAACTCTGAATCTGAGAAGGTTCTTGGATACGGAAGGTTCGGCATGCTTTGCTCCAGGCGACGGCGGCGGAGGGCGCGTCTTGCAAGATGGCTGTCAAGGTGCTCACCGCGGTGCGGTAGGCGTTGGATACCTGATTGCCGTAGAACCAGCTATAGACCGTGGCCCGTGTGGCGCCCGTCGCGACTGCGATGCGCGCCACTGGAAAGCCCAGGCGCACCGCGGCGCGGCCGAGCTGGGGGCCAAGCGAGTCACCGCTGGTCTTCACGGCATCGTGGACGTGTTTGCGATAGCTCATGGTGGTAGGCCCCCGGCGCGAGCCGGGGGCAGGTGCTGGTTAATCGTCCCAGGCGTCGAGGATGTCGGCCAGGGCGCCCGTAGCGACCGCAGGGGGCGCTGCCGGGGCTCCGCTGATCACCACGGGCTCGGGCTCGGCTGCAGGCGCTGCAGCGGCCTGTACGGGCGTTGCTGCCCCGTTGGTAGCGGCAGCCGGCGTGCGCGGCTTGCGCGGCTTCGGAGGCGGTGCCGGCGGCTCGGGGGGCTCGGCTGCAACCGCAGGTGCTGCAGCGGCGCGGGTACGCGGCGGCGGTGCCGGCGGCTCGGGGGGCTCGGCAGCCGGCGCAGGCGCTGCGGCCGGCGCAACCACGGGCGGCGTGCCGGGCACGTTCACCGGTGCACCTACGCCATCCATCTGCGCCGGGTTCATCAGGATCGCCTTCTGCGCGTCGGGCGTGGCGCCTTGCTGGCGGCACAGCTCGAACTCGTCTTGCTCCAAGTAGCGCATCGCCTTGAAGAACAGCTTGGGCGACTCCGACTTCGTGTCGAACTTCAGGCGCGTCACCAGCATCGTCGGATCGATGCCCTGCGCGGTCAGCCAGCGTGCGTACTCCTGCAGCGGCCGGTTGTCGCCTTCGGCTTTGCCGAACAGGCTCAGCGCCGGTATGCTCAGTTGCATCACGGTGCCTTCCAAGTCGTTGGCCAGCACGATGGCAACACGTTGTGAGTAGCGGCAGGCGCGCGAGTCGCCTTGACCCGAGCCCTTGACGTTCTGCGGGCACGCCGCGCAGCTCGCCGCCTGCCGGGCCTTCGACGTGATGTCGGGCACGTCACCGTTCTGGCTCCAGCAGTCCGGCATCGTCGGCTTGTCACCGTCGTACGTAGTGGCGTAGAACGTGCGACTGACCTTGGGCGCAGCGGCCACGATCGCGATGTCGAGGTAGCGCTCCTCGATGGCGGCGATCTCCTTGCCGTCCACGATGAGGCGGAACACGCCGCCCTTGATCGACAGGCGGTTGCCCGACTGCCCACCGCCGGCCAATGCGCGAGCGGTATCCGAGATGCCAACTGCGCGCAGGTGCGCGGGAAGCTGGCCGGGATTGAAAACTGCAACTTGAGTGCTCACTTACTTCTCCAGGGTTGCGCTGCTAGTTTGCAGCGGGGTTACGACGGACAGTCACGCTGATTTCTGACACAGAGCTGAGTCCGGGAGGCGCTGTGCCGGGATGGTCTTTCAGGTAGGTCGCCATGTTGGTCTGCGCAACACGTTTCTCCAACAGGCTCACATCACCTGTCGAGATGACAAACGCGCCGAACGCATCCCAGTCCTGCGCGTAGTATCGGGTCTTGGTGGCCAGCATG